CGCAGCTCATTGAGACGCGGCGGTATCAAGTCGAGGACATCGCCCGAATCTTCCGCGTTCCGGCCTACATGATCGGCGACTTGACCAAGAGTTCCTATAGCTCTGTCGAGCAGCAGGGGCTGGACTTCGTCACGTTCAGCCTCGTGCCGTGGCTGCGCCGCTGGGAGTCTGCCTGCCGACGCGACCTCATCATGGACGATGAGAACTACTTCGCCGAGTTCGACGTTCGCGGTTTGATGCGTGGCGACAACGCCGGCCGCGCCAGCTACTACCGGGAACTCTGGAGCCTCGGCGTTTTGAGCATCAACGAGATCAGAACCAGCGAAGGGCTGAACCCGATCGAAGAGGGCGACAAGCGATTCGTGCAGGTCAACATGGCCCTGCTGGAGTCGTTCGTTGTTCAGCCGCCAGTAGAGGAAGCGGCGCCTGTCGAGGAGGCACCGCCCGCCACCGATGCGGAGGCAACGCAGGCGGCCGAGCCGGAGGCTCAACCACTGGACGCCGCCCGCAGCGCCTCCGAGGTGCTGTTTGCCCAGACCCTTCGGAAGCTCGCTGCCGTCGAGGCCGACGGCATCCTCGAGCGCCGAAAGAAGCCGGCAAAGCTTGCGGCGTGGCTGGAGGCACACGAGCTGCGCATGAAGACGGAACTGTGCGACGCCGCAAAGGCTACAGGCCGGCATATCGACGACTTCGCCGCCGCCTGGATGAACGACACGCGAGAGCTGCTGCTGGAGTGCCATCGCAGCGGAAAGCCATACGAGGAGGTTACGGGAACATGGACGGACAGAGTCGAGAAGACGTTGAACGTCGGCTGATCGAAACCGAGGCCGTCGTCGAGCGGTGCCTCTGCGAGAAGACCGGCAAGAAAAAGCCGGTCATTCGCGGGTATGCGGCATTGTTCAACAGCGACAGCCAAGACCTCGGCGGGTTCGTGGAGCGAATCCTTCCGGGCGCGTTCGACGATGTCATCAAGCGCGGCACCGACGTTGTGGCGCTCTACAACCACGACCCCATGTTCCTCCTCGGCCGGGAGTCCTCCGGAACCCTGCGGGTCTCCGTTGACGAGCGCGGCCTGCGGTACGAAATCGACCCGCCGGAATCGCGGGCCGACGTTATTGAGGCGATCGAACGCGGCGACGTTCGCGGCAGCAGCTTCGCGTTCCGCGTGAAGGGGGCCGGCGAAGCCTGGAGCCGCACGGCCGACGGCCGGCAGTTGCGGGAAATTCGTTCGATCGACGGCCTCTTCGATGTCGGGCCGGTCCTAAAGCCGGCGTACGTTGCCACCGAGAGCTTCGTGAGCCGTCGGGCGCTGGAGATGGTCACGGCGCGGGCCTACTCGCAGGGCGACTTCGTCGCCTGGGACGGTGGCGTTGGCCGCATCGAATACATCATGGAGGAAGGCCAGCTCGGCGAGTACCTGAACGAGCCGATGGAGGCGAAGCCCAACGACCCGATCGTTCTCGTGCGCAAGTACGAGTTCGAGGAGGGCTACTGGGAGGAAACCGACGAGTTCGTCGCGAAGATGATGTCGGAGCTTGTGGCCGCCAGCGGCATCATGGGCGAGGTTCCGGCGTTCATCGACTCCATGCCAGACGAGCGGGCCGTCAACCTGCGGCCCACGGCCGGCATGGCGGCGGCTGCGAAACGCGGCCTGCGCCTGCACGAGGAGGGGAAGTCTGGCGACGGCCTGAAGCCAGAGACCGTGGCTCGCGCGAACAAGATTGCCCGCCGCGAAGAGCTGACGGAAGACCACGTTAAAGAGATGAACGCGTGGTTTGCGCGCCATGAGTCTGCCAGCAAGTCGCCTGGGTGGGACAAGGCTGGCGAGGAGAAGCCGGGGTTCGTGGCATGGCTCCTGTGGGGCGGCACGCCGGCCAAGAACTGGTCGAAGCGGAAGTCGGCAGCGATGGAGCGGAGCGTCGAAGAGCCTGGAACAGAGGTGAGGGCAGAAGACCCGCAGCCAGCCAATGGGTCGCTCTCTGCTGCCAACTACGCTCTGTACGAGGCGCTCTCAGGCATTGCCGATTCCGAGGGCATGTGGCCGCAGGACGGAGCCGACGGTGCGCACTACATGGCCGCCAGTCCGTTCGCGTCCAGGGGGATGATGTGCGGCAACTGCGTCTTCTTCAACGATGGCGGCTCGTGCGACATCGTCGAAGGCCAGATCGCCGAGAAAGGTCTGTGCAAGCTGTGGGTGATTCCAGAAGAGCGTCTATCCGACGAGCCGGCGCAGCGCGGCATTGACGCAGCGGCCACCGCCGCCCGTCTGAAGGCAAAGGCACTGGAGTCAGCGTTCCGTGGACGTTCTCGCTGAACTTCGCAGGGCGATTGCCGAAGTGCGGGCGCGCATGGGCGGCGGCCGTAAGTCGCAGAAAAAGAAGAAGGTCCGCGCGCCTGGTCGGCCCGCCAGGACGGGGCGCAAGACCGGCTGCGGCACCGGCAGCGGCGGCTTTGGCGAGGGAAATGACTGCGCCAAGGAAGACGGCATTCCGAATCGCCCTCTCTCGGCTGGCGGCGCGCTCAAGATGCCGAACGTCAAGCAACTCAAGAAGGAGGTTGCTCAAGAGAAGGCCGCAGCCGCCGTTGCCGCCGAAAAGCAGCGGCGGAAAGACATTCAGGCCAAGAAAAAGGCTGCGGTCGCCCGCAAGGAAGCCAAAGACCAGAAAGACTCTGCCGACAAGCAGGCAGCCGATGCCGCCCGCGCCAAGAAGCGCGCCGAGATGCTGCAGAAGATTCGCATCAAGAAGGCGAACGAGAAGCTGGCGATCGACGGCAAGGATTTCGGGATACCGCGCTCCGAAAAAGATTCCGCGTTCTCGGGAGCGTCTGATCAGACCCTCAAAAAGATGTCTGGAGAGACGGAATTTGAGTTTCAGTCGCGGCGAGCCAAGGCAGACCTCGACCTGTTCCACAAGCGCGCAGATGCCATAGACGCGAAGTCGAAGGAGACGGAAACCCGTCTGCACGCCGCGTGGAAAGACCTCGACGAAAAGTGCGACAGGGCGATTGCTGCCTCTGGAGGAGACGCCGCCGCAGTCTCAGGAAGACAGCTAGAGAAGATGCGCGATGATGCGAGGGCTGCACTCAACAAGCACAGGGCAGACACAGCCGCACAGCACCACGCGCTCGTCGCAGAGTTTACCGCTGCGCACGGTGGCGGCGCGTCGCAGATACCGACAGACGTTTCCAGTCACAACGTAATCACGAAGAAGTACCGCAAAGGCACGCAAAAGTGGCTTGAGGACGTTTGGTCTTTCCTTGGGCGAGTGGCATCGAAGAAGCACGCCAGCCAGATAATGAAGCAGAAGATCGTTATCAAGGCCGGCGGACGCGGAAGTGCGTCAGACAACAACGAGATCAAGGTTACTGCAGGATCGCGCACGACTACCGTTCACGAATACGGCCACGCCATTGAAAACGGCCGTGAGTCTACAATGCGCGCCCTCGAAGAGGACTACAATAAAAGGCTTTCGGCCTTCTTCGCCGCTAATCCAAGCGCCGGACTCGTTACACACAGGCAGGTGTCTTATTACGAGGGACCAGAGCTGCCGACCGCAGACGGAAAGAAGCCGCCGAGAAATGGTTCTCGCTCATCAAAAAGCCTGCTTGGATACGCTCGAAGGTATTCCGATTTTGGATACAATGCAGCGACGATAGCGGAGTACAAGTCGGCGAGATACTCTCGCGGGTCGGAGGTTTTCTCGACGGGCATTGAGGCGCTGTACGAAAACCCTGCTGCATTTCGGTCTGAAGAAACCAGACAGCACTTCAACCTCACGCTACTGATTCTTGCGGGGAGAATATGACCGGCCCAAAAATCGCAGGCGACGGCTGGGAGGCGTGGTTCGACGAAAGCGCGTTCTCGTGGAGGATGTCCGGAGGCGAGTGGGCGATCCTGAAGATGATCAAAGATCGCTTCCCTGCCGACGTAATCGAAAGCGATTACATGACGATCAGCAAGGCGGAAGACGACAGGCCGTTTGGTCCGCTCTACGAGGACGCTGTCGCTTTTCTTAATCAATGGGGCGTTCGCGCTTCCGCTGACGGAGTGTCGCCAGCCGTTAGCGAAGACCCTCCGTCGTGACTAGGTTGCACGCCCCCATGCCTGTCTGTTAGGCTACAGGCATACACAACTCCCGACGAGGTTTTCGTCTGGAGATAGTGCGAGTGCTTTGAGGACTCAAAGCTCGGCGCGCTTGCGGGATTTATCACCCGCCGGCCGCCGCATTGCGCGTTTTTGGCCGGCTCAACAGGAGTCAGTCGAAAATGGCAGCGAGCAACCTCAAGCGCCTTCAGGACCGCGCGGCCGCGATTGCGGCCCGCCTCAACGAGCTGGCCGACTGCGAGGAGCGGTCGGAAGAGCAGACCACGGAACTCCGTCGGCTGACGGAAGAGGCCGACAAGGTTCAGTCGGACCTTGAGTTCGAGCAGAAGCTCGTCGCCAAGGAAGCCGAGCTTCGCGCTGTGGTCGAGCGGGCCGCCCCGGCTCCCGCCCCGTCCGCCCCGGCCGCCGAGGAGAAGAAGGTCGAGATTCGGCACTCGCTGCCCCATCACACCCAGCTTCGCGCCTTCGGCGACGGCCCCGATGCCGTCGAGAGCGCGTACCGCTGCGGCCTGTGGCTGCGGGCGACGGTGTATAAGAACGCCGACGACCTGCGGTGGTGCAAGGATCACGGCGTCGAGGCCCGCGCCCTGAACGAGGGCAGCAACTCGGCCGGCGGTGCGCTGGTTCCCGAAGAGTTCGCGAACCGCGTCATCCGGCTCGTCGAGACCTACGGCACGTTCCCCGGCACCGCCGAGAACGTGTCGATGTCCCGCGACACGATGGTGATTCCGAAGCGGCTTTCCGGCACCACGGCGTACTTCGTCGGCGAGGGGTCGAGCATCACCGAGAGCGAGCCGACCTACGGCAACGTGTCGCTCGTGGCGAAGAAGCTGGCCGTCGGCTGCCGGATGTCGTCCGAAGTGGTGGAGGATTCGCAGGGCGTGGTCGGGTTGGCCGACGCGGTGGCCCAGGAATTCGCAACGTCTCTGGCCTACAAGATCGACCTCTGCGGCTGGCTCGGCGACGGCACCTCGGATTACGGCGGCGTTCGCGGCATCGTCAGCAAGATCAACAACGGCGACTACACGGCGTCGGTTGTGACGGCTGCGTCTGGCAACACCTCCTTCGAGACCCTCGACATTGAGGACTTCCTCGGTGTGATCGGCAAGCTGCCGATCTACGCCCGCCAGGGCGCTCGGTGGTTCGTGAGTCCCTCGGGCTATGCGGCGAGCATCGCCCGCCTGAAGTATGCGGCTGGCGGCAACACCGTCGAGAACATCGGCGGCGCCGCTGGCGAGTCCTTCCTGGGCTATCCGGTGTCGATGGTGCATGTCCTGAACAGCACCCTCGGCGCGGACGCCAGCAAGGTCAAGGTTCTCTTCGGCAACATGGGCCTGTCGAGCATCTACGCTCGGCGTCGTGACTTCTCCGTGAAGCTCTACGATCAGGTGTACGCCACCACGGATCAGCTCCTGCTCCAGGGAACCATGCGTTTCGACATCAACCACCACTCGCTTGGTAGCACGACGGAGGTCGGCCCCGTGGTCGCCCTCAAGACTGCCGCCTCGTGACCAGAAGGGACACCTGAAAAATGATTAAGTCTCAGAACGAGAAGATTGTTGGCGATGTTTCGACGGCAGCCGTTGGCGCGACCGCTACGGCCACTCTGACCGTTGACACGCTCGGCTACGACTACGCGTCGTTCGTCGTGACTCGTGGCAACAACGCCAGCACGGTGTTCGCGAACGTCCTGAAGATCGAAGAGTCCGACGACAATTCGTCCTACTCGAACGTCACGGCTCTGGTCGGCGGCGGCACGGGCGGGTTCACGATGCCGACGATTGCGGCCTCGGCGACCGCCAGCGCGGCCATCGTCAAGCTGGACGTTGATACGAAGGCGAAGAAGCGTTACCTGAAGCTGTCCTACACCCCCGGCGCGAGCGTCACCTGCGGCATTTCCGCACGGCTCTCTCGCCCCGAGGTGGCTCCGGCGACCGCTTCCGAGGCTGGCGTTTCCGTCAACGGCTGGGTCAAGGGCTGATTCCCGTACAAGCGGGACGGCCACTGACGGCCGGTTAAGGCGCATGGAAGCGCGCCCGCTCCTACAAAAGGAGCGATTGATGTTCGTTCGCGTCGGTAATTGTGAAGCCGAGGTGAAGGTAGCGGCTCTGATGAGCTGCCCTCGCCTCGGCTTCACGGATAATTTCTTCTGCGTCTCGCAGGCTCTGGCGCCGCACAAGCTGTCGCCCATCAAGTACACGGGCGCCTTCTGGGGGCAGTGCCTGCAGCGCAGCATGGAATCCGTCATCGACACGCACGATGTCGTTTTGACGTTCGACTACGACACCGTCTTCACCGCGAAGACTGTCGAGGCGCTCCTGACGCTGATGATGTTCAGCGGCGTGGACGCAATTGCCCCGCTCCAGACGAAGCGGGAGTCGAACGCCGTCATGTTCGCGCTTCCAGGCGTGAACGTGGACGACAAGACGAAGGTAGAGAACGAGTGGTTCTCGAAGCCCGTGCAGGTCGTCGAGACGGCTCATTTCGGCTGCACGTTCATTCGCACCAGCGCCATCAAGAAGATGCAGAAACCGTGGTTCATCGCTTCTGCGAACGAGCAGGGCGGGTACAACGGCGGACACACAGATGAAGATATAGCATTTTGGAAATCCTTTTCGGCCGCCGGCAACAAGCTCGGCATCGCGACGAACATCAGCGTCGGCCACTGCGAGCTGATGATTACATGGCCGTCGCGCGAGGTCGAGGGCGGGAAGGTGCAGCAGCACACGACCGAATTCTGGAACAACCGCTCGGAGCCGCCGGCCGGGGCGTGGGGGTTCATCCCGTGAAGATTCGCATCCTCAAGGGATTCAACGGGTACAAGGTCGGCCAGACGTTCGACTGGGGCGACGGCATGTGCCGCGTTCTGATCGGCAGGGGGATGGTCGAGGAGGTCCGCAGCGAGGTTGAGGCCGCCGATGTCGAGGAGAGGTGCGAGCGGGCC